AGGCATGGCAATAGTCTGGTTTCTAGGTCCACGATATCCGACACACCCTCAGATATGATTTTACTTTGAAAGAAGTTGTATAACTCCAGAGTAATCTCTGCATCGGCTTGGGCGTAGGGGCCGACAAACATGGCGGGCATCTTGTACATCTCTGACTTCGGGTCCAAACCAAAGGCTTGCGCGGCCTCGTTGAGTAGTTTTTCTGACTTTGTTTTATCCAGATAGTCAAAGGCTAGAGCGTTTAGGCTGTAGCTGAACCTGTTTTCGTCTAACAGAGATCCGATTAGCATGGTGTCGCATATCTTACCCTTGAGATCAAAGCCCATACGCCTGATCCAACCCGCATCGTATTGTGCGTTGTGCATGATCTTATCGGCGGGGCATTCAAATACTTTCTTAAGCCAACGGTTGACGATCTTCTCGTCTAAATTACCGCCGCCATTGTGGCGAATTGGTATGTATCCTGACCATGTGTCGGTTGCTACTGCATAGCCTACAACTTCACCATCTCCAGTTGCCCATCCTGGTCCGTTTGATTTTATATGCGGATCTTTTGTTTCCACGTCTATGGCAATTCGTTTGGCATCCGTCAGATCGGGTAGATCATGCGGAGGAACCCACTCGCTTTTGGGGGCAAACATGTGCATTTGTAGGGGCATTACTTTTCTCCGCCAAGCGCAGCATAGCCACAGATATCCACCCAACCGTCCATGTGGTTTGACTTCATCAGTCGAGCGCACTTCATTAGGATCATACAGACGGATACTTGCTCTACTGTTACCTCTGTTTTTAAAAAGACCGACCAGAGATCGGCTATATCTTGGAAGTTTTCTTTAGCGTCGCCGTAGTCTTGCGCTCGGTCACCGTTAATAAGTTTTTCTGCTTGCCTCAATATTTCGTCACGTTTCATTATTATTTTCCTTTGGGTAGTATACTAGGTAAAAAGATCCACATTTGGGGCACGACATGTTTGTTTCAATCAGATATTCTTCGGACATGTAACTGTCTTCCTCAATATCGTGATCGCCGCCCCATATTACTTCTTCTCTACAGTGCCAACATTTCATAAGTCATAACTCCTGTGTGCATCTTCTGGTTCTACGATATACAAGTTTTTACGAGTTCGGGTTACGCCCACATAAAAAACTCTGTGCATATCGTCTGGGTTTATCTGCATCGCTGCGTCTGCGGCTGTAGATAAATCTGTGTAAAGCACGACATTGTCGGCCTCTCCGCCCTTCGATCCGTGAATCGTGGACACTGTTATACGGGGGATGCCATTGAACTTTTCTCCGCGTCGCAGCAAAGATGTAAGGTAGGCTCTATCTTTATCGGGTATTTTATCCAAGGCTTCGGACCAAATCATTTCTTCCTCGACTGCCAACCCGTGGTGGATCTGTAACTCAGCCAAGCTTACCATATCATTATCTTCAAGAGCGGGTAGCTTTTTAAATCCACGAGTAATCCGTTTACCTACGGACATAAAACTGTAGATGTTTCGGGCTGTCTTCCCTGTGATTGTTTTACCTTTTTGCAGGTCGGTCCACCCGTTGACGGCGTCACTTATCTTTTCACCAATGGACCGTGAGCCGCGATAGGTAAACAGGTATCCGTTTGAGCGTAGATCGGCAGACACGGGCTGTAGTTGGTATCCCGCTTGCGCTAGTACAAGCCAACTCTCTTTAGACATGTCCAACTCATTTACATCTGTTATTCTAGCGTATCTACCCGTTTCGGTTCTAGGCTCATATTTCTTTGGGTATCTGTTTTTTATTCGATTAGAGATACGTTCTGCTATGCCATGCACGACAGAGGGTATTCTATAAGACTTTGATAAGGTTTCTGAGGGGCCGTCGAGTTTTATGAAGTGATCTACATCTGCCCCCGCCCAACGGTAAATGGCTTGGTCATCGTCCCCCGCGCAATACATTCGGTTGGTCTTTTGCTCTATCAGGTGGGCTATGTCCCACTGTAGTGGAGACAAGTCTTGGGCCTCATCTAAAAAGCATAGATCAAACGGAGGGCAGAAACGGTGCCCGTCATCCACAAAGCTTTGCAGCATGTCCGTAAAATCATACAGACCTAGAGCGGTTTTGTATTCGTGTAGGCTCTTGGCAACAAAGTTAACTGTATTCCAATCGTCCTCCAAGGAGCTATGGTTGTATTCATCCCGCAGATCATTCTTTTTTATACGAGCTAAGTTAATCAGGCTGATGATCGGGTCATGCTTGTTGAGTACGTCGGATATATCATCGTCTATTGATACGCTCCCTGACACAAGGTTAATGCCGATAGCCAAGCTTAACTCTTTATAATTCTCAGGCTGCATGATCTGTTCGGGCTTTATGTCAGAAAGTGTCAGTGCAAGACTGTGCAAAGTCCTGAAGTAAAACAAATCCTTCTTTGGATCTAGCTTGAACCGTGCCGCTGCCCGTTCTTTAGCCTCCGCGGCTGCTTTACGAGTAAACGCCAAGAACGCAATGCTCAAAGGTGGAGTGCCCTCTTCAAGGGCCTTGTCCACCATATTAAGCAGAGTCGTGGTTTTTCCCGTCCCCGGTGGTCCGAATATTCTGAACATTATTCTTTTCCCTGTTATATATCTGTGACACGCGCTGCTTAGAGATGTTGAACCATCTAGCTACCGCAGTTGCTGTCATATGCTGCTCATCTATCATGCGGACGATTTCTCTGTTTCTCGTCCTTTTAAACTCGTCTATCAAAATGGTGCCTCGTTTCCAAATTTGGGTGGATCTATTTCCATATCGCCACTTTCATAAGAAGGTATATGCCATACCCTGACGGCCCGACCCTTGATCTTGAGGACCGTGGACTCGCCGTTAATGTCTCGTAGCCGTTGCGCTACCTTGTGGGACTTATACTCAAAGAACTTATTCTTGCGTAAGAACGCCTCAAAGTCTTTCAGTCTGAAATATGTTAACTTGGACTCATCGTCTGTCCAAGGCTTGCGTAACAGGATTTCTTCTTTGTCTTGGGCGTTTTGTAGATAAGAACAGAACTCCTCAAGGTAATCATAGAACTGACCGCTGATACTGGCGTCTTGTGCCACCTCGACAATCGCGCTTTCGTTTTCTTTCATCTCCGTGAGCAGCGCACCGATGCGAGCCTCCCATTGCTGTTTTGCTACAGACCGTGGCATTATATTGAGTTGTTCCATGCACGACTTTTGAAAGGCGGGTTGGCTCATCAGAGCTTCGGTATCTAATTCCAACGGCTCTCCGTTTACATCTAGAAACCAGACGGGTGGGGAAGAGTTGTATTTGCGTAAGTTTGCAATCGGTACACCCGCAACCGCCGCACCTATCCCAAATTTCATGGTGCGGCAGAGGTCCTTGTTGCAGTGTGCATTTATCGGCGCGTCATTACACTTATAAGCATAGTCCTTGCGCTGAACCTGTTTGGCTACGACATTCACTTCATTTAAAGGTAGCGGTGGTTCAAAATATTCCATGTTATATTTTAATATTTCGTTTTCCCAACTGTCAGGGAAAGCTTTGCGTAAGAACACACCGACGTTAAACAGCCCGTTGTTGCGACCACCCTCTGATATTTTCATCTTTGCCAAGATTTTTAGGCACGGAGGTCCACCGTTAAAATCTCCAATATCCGCAGAGCTTTCAACCTGTATCTTTGTGATCTGTTCGGGCGTCTGCTTGTGAGCCTCGTACAGTTCGATAAACTCTTCTAGGCTTGCAGAGGTCCCGTCATCCAGAAAGGCGTACCGTAGGCCCTCCTCTGCGTTGTAGTAGGGCAAGTTAAGGAAGTTCCCTACGTCGCCTCTATCTAAATGCAGCTTTACTTGCTTGGGAAAGATTTCACTGTCCCCATAGCCAAGTGCTGATGAAATACTTTGCAGCGACTTCTGCATATCTCTTGCTTCCACCCATTCGGATGAAAAGAGAAAGCAGTGTGCTCCGCCTGACTTTGATCGACACACGACCAAAGGTAATTTCAAACGCCTGATTTTTTCTATCAGAAGTTTATGGTCTAATGGGTATTGGTCTACATCGACACAACCCCACTTACATTTGTTTTCAGCATTGATGGGAATGATGCCGACTGAACTGCCTTTACCAGACAGGTGGCCTTCCCAGAGTTTCTTGGTCCGTGGTTCGCGAACTATCGCCGCTTTGCCTGTATTCTTACCGTTGGACTGCTTCTTCTCTACTTTGTAAGTACCATATGCTTCTTGTAAGCCATCAAAAATGGCTGAGAATTTTTCTACTGACATGGTTTACCTCAAAAGGTGGGCGACCCTAAAATAGGAGTATTAGAGCCGCCCTGTGAAACTAAAACGGAGACTCAGCCGAAGCCTCAGTCTTGTCATTTGAGGTATCCTGTTTTGAGGCATTCTCGTTTTCATGTTTCACGACCACGTCACCGCTAGTGATGCTCTCAAAGAAATCTTTGGAGCGTTTGTATAATCCACCATCGGTCACAGGTCCTTCGCGGCTCATCTCCCAATTGTGCCACGATCCTTTACTGTTCTCTTCTTGAACAGTTTTAAGATGATATACTTGGCTAAAGCGCGGCGGCGTAAACGGACCGTTTTTCCCTTGCATTTGCACCGAGGACATCATGCTATTCCACTTACGGCTTTTTTTAAGCGCAGTGGACTTCATCGCAATCAACGCAGTTTCAGCAGAACCATCTTCATTGATGATGACAATAAAGTGTTGATGCGTTTCTTCGATGTAAGAACCGTCGCCGTTTACAACGTAGTCCTTATTGTCATCCTCGCTGCGTTTAACAGGAGGACACTCTTGTTGCGTTTCAAATATAGCTAAAGGCGCACCACTCCCTGATCCTCTTGGTGCCCACTGAATGAAACGCCGTTGGTAAGCACAGGGTATAACACGTATCCCATCCTTACCACTATAAACCTGACCAGACACAGTGTTGTAAAGATCACCGCGTCGTGCAGTGTCAAGTTCATCCAACAGCGGATCAAGGCCAGATAAGATTTTGAGAAACGGCAGTGCCAGATCATCTTGCGTCAAATCTCTTATTCCATCACCCGCATCCGCCTCAAACATAGACGGATCAAATTCAGCCATTTCTGACTTGTTTACTTTAGTTACAGCTTTACCCATTTTTCGCTCCTTTAATAACTGCACGTTGCCCTACATAGGCCCCAAATAAATCCATTGGAAATTCATCGCCCGCTTCAATTCTTTCACGGACAAAAGCTCTTAGTGTTTGAGAGTGAATACTGGTATCCTGTTGCGCAGAGTACCCTTCTTTCTCAGCAAGAGCTTTGAATGCTCCCGCCATATCGTCTTCCCCCCGACCAAAAGATACAGCCACATTATTCTTTATAATGTCATCATACCCATGATCTCTTAGCCAATCGTATGCTTTCTCCCGGTTAGCAACCAGGATCGATGCACCATACGTGGGCTTTACGTCGATGGTAGAGCCGTCGTCCAAGGTAAACGAGGCAAGCCCCATTTCTGCCATAGACGCGGGCAACTCCTCATCGGTTAAACGTAGCAGTTCTTTCTTAGACTCTTTGAACTGTCGTTCAAGATCCGCTACCTCCATCTCTTTTCCTTTGATTATTCTGGCTAACTCAGCGACTGTCTTTAATGCGCCTCCGTCTGCCTTTTCTAAGTTGGAAGCAAACTTATCTTCAAAGTCTTGTTCCATTTGTCTTACTAGATCGTCCGACATTTAGTCTCCTTCGCGGTTCGTGGTTCGTTGTTAAAGACCTTTTTGGGGTCTTGACATATTTTCATATACTCTTATAAATTCCTATAGTCAAGAGGTAGAGCATGAAGAAATACGAATTTAAAACAAAACCATTCGATCACCAGTTATCCACGCTACAGGAATCTTGGGATAAGGAGTACTATGCACTCTTTATGGAGATGGGTACAGGGAAATCAAAAGTCGTTGTAGATAATATCGGTGTATTATTTGAACAGGGCGAAATAGATGCTGCTCTGATCGTTGCACCAAAGGGTGTGTATGATAACTGGGTACAAGGAGAGATACCCGTACACTTCCCGGATCATATAAATAAAAGGGTCTTGCGTTGGGAACCAAAAACAACCAAGACTTATATGGCAGAATTGGAAGAGCATATAATGGAGCCGTTCGACGGGATTAAGTTCTTTGTGATGAACGTAGAAGCTTTTTCAACGCCTCGCGGCGCACAAACCGCGGGGCGGTTTTTAGTTCAAAACCCAGATAACTTCATGGCGGTTGACGAAAGCACAACCATTAAAAACCGCAAGGCTTCGCGGACCAAGAACCTTATGGTCTTGACCAAGTACGCCAAGTATCGCCGCATACTTACAGGCTCTCCTGTAACTAAAAGTCCTATGGATTTATTTAGTCAGTGCAACTTTCTGGCAGAAAAAGCTCTGGGGTTTAACAGCTATTTTGCTTTCCAGAACCGCTACGCAATGGTGCAGAAGCGTGTCATGGGGGCTAAAAGCTTTCAGGAAATAACGGGCTATCGTAGGCTTGAGGAACTATCAGAAAAGC